CTTGGAACGTCAGCGTTCCAAAGATCAGCGAAGAGAGAAGACCCCTCAATCAATTCATCTTCCATATCTTGAACTGTCTTGCCCTCGGGTGGTTTGCTCAACCACCTGACTCCGCTATTGCAAAGTCTAGTACAAGGAGGATGAGCAACCATACATAAGTCCCACTTATCTGCTTTCAATACATATCGGATATCGTCCTGTATGTGTCGGTTGCTTGGTTGATCTGAGGGAAGGATATCGCAAGACCAAGCATCAAAGCCGAGACGCGCGAACGCGTCTCTAACTGTCCCACTTGTCTCGCAACCGATAAGCACTTTGAATTCATTCATTTGCTCACCTCTTCTTGCTGTTGCTTTTTAACTAAGCTATCAAACTTTCTGTCTGTTACTCTGTCTTTAAACTCTAGGAACTTATCAAGATAATCTAACTCTTCTTGAGTATCGCAAAGATTTCGCAAGGTTCTTAAATCTGCTCCCGCAAATACCTCTCTATATCTTTTTTTATCAAAAAGCATTTTGCCCCAATTTTCAAAAGAAATAGTAGGCCCTTCAAGTTCGTAGGTTGGGTTAAATTCATTCATATTTTTTCTCCGTAATTATAGGGTCGCACTTCGCTCCCCCTTGATAAAAATTATACAGGAAGTTGTATACAAAATGTAAAAAGAATTAATACGGGCCCAATTAATCCACTTGGGCAGAACTTCTATATCTATAGTCTATATTCTTAATAAGCCAGTCCACTATCTATAGTCTATTATCTATAACCCCGACCCGACCCCCGACCCTTTCGCCTATATAAACAAAATCCCGACCCCGACCCCGACCGCCTTTCTTGTTCAAGCTGAGAATTACCATTTGTTATAGATACAACAGAGGAGGAGACAGAGTAAATGCTATTTTTATAGAGTGTTAGCCCCTTAAAAGAATTTATATAATCTTAATTATTTACTTATTGTTTAAATGAAAAGTATACATTTGGTTAAAAAAAGACTAGAATAAAGACTTGTTTTAACTAATACGGAGAATAAACAAAATGGGTACAAAAGCCAAAAACGATAAGCTAGATTTAATCGCTAGTATTTTTGAAGGAGAAACTTCTTCTTCTTTTGATATGTGTTGCGAAGATCAAGACTTTAGAAATTTAGTTATAGATCATGCAATGAAACCAACGGGCGAAATAGTTAAAATTCTTTCTAACTATGCCAACGAAAATTTAATATAGGGGGGCAAATAATGAAAGACAAAACATGTGCTGAAAGAGTACAAGAAGAATACCAATCAATAGAAGATGATTTTGTAAAAGCTTCTGAGTATTACGAAAAATTTGATAATGCTACAGAGGGCGAGCAAATTGCCCTTGAAGTGTTTTATAAAGATTTTTGCGGATATGAAAGTTTTTATGATTACATTAATAATTATGGTCTCTGTTTTGATTATGTAGAAAAGGGAACTTTTACAGATCAAGAAAGAGGATATTTCCGTTTCCAAATATCTTGGGGCGGTCCTTCTGATGAGTTTAGAATATATGTAGACTACGATAAGCAAATCACCCATATAGATTATTGGTTCTTAGATTGGGGCGACGGGGCATCTATAAGAGTTGATGAAGATTCTTTATCTTATGAAGTGTGCCAACAGTTTACAGAATTAGAAACTGAGGTCGCATGATGATACAAGCCAAAATTGTTAAAGGTGATAGAGTGATTGCTCATTCTATCGCCAACACTAAACCCGAAGCTGAAGCCGAACTTCTATACCAATTAATGGAACGTATTAACGTTTCTATCAGGTTTGAATATCCCGACAGTAACCCGACTAATAACCCGACTAAGGAGCAAAAATAATGAAAATGTATTCTCAAATAATAGCGGTTGAAAAAGGACAGACTAGACTTTATATAAACAAAGATAATGCAGAACACGAATCTACTTGTAATGCCTTAACATCAGAAGGCTATAAGCCGACTTCCCAATTAACCAAGTTATCCGACAAAATATTTGATTGTTGGTATTTATATCAGGAGCAAAACTAATGGCTAACAAAAAACTTAAAACAGTAGTAATAACGGCGGTTATGGAAACGGATTTAGAGTATATATGCAATATCCCCGAAGATATGTCGCTAGAAGATTTTAAAGAACTTTATATAGAAAATTTTGATGGCGGTATGTGGGAGCAAGGGCAAGGAGGTTGGATTTGGGGACAAGCTCAAGAATTGGATTTTGATAAAGATGCTATCAAAGAGGAGATAGATTAATGGCTAACAAAATACAAACGACCAAATTAATACACGCTGAACTCAAGAACGGAGATAGCTATTCATACTTATGGTTAGGTAATGATTATTTTGCCGACTTATGGAATGATTGGGATTTTGAATCTAATGAAGGCAAATATAAAGGAATGTTAGATTTTGATTACACGTTTTCTTTTACTATTGAAATAGACGAAATTAAAGACGAAGAATCAATAATAGGTATGTCTTTTGATACCGACTTAGAAGATTCAGGGATAGTGGATTTTACCCTTGAAGAGGTTATATGGGAGGAAACGACTTATACAGTTGATTTAGGCAGTATCATTATTGACGAAGAACAATATCAAGAATTAGAAAAAATAGGTTTTGATAATTGGATTAGTAAGCATATTGATTCTGTAGAACTAGACCAAATACACGAAAACTAGGAGCAAAGCTAATGGAACGTATACACCATATAAGAGCCATATTAAGGCAAGAGAGTCATTTAATGAGTAAAGCTAACCTTAAACGTCTCAAGCAAGAATTAAAACAATTAGAGGAGCAAAGCTAGTGAAAAAATATAAATGTAAAGTAGTTGAAACCTACACCAAAGTTATAGAGATACCTGATGATATTGATATAGCTGATATTGATCTAAGTGAGGTATATGATTTTCATTTGCCCGACGATAGCGATGAAACTGTTACACCAATAAGAAACGATAGTGTTGTTGACCTAGTTTATGTAGACGGGGAATTTGAAACATTTGTACAAGAACGATTTAGTAAAGCTATAGAAGACAAACCAATAGCTAACCCCGATACAGTTGTTAAGGGAACTAAGTTAGAAGATTTATTTTAAAGGAGCAAAACTAATGGATATTGGAAATAATTGTGTTTATTGCAACAAAGACACTTCTTTCGGGAGTGGTTTATTTGTGAACAGAATACCAGCAGATTCCGACTGCGAAATAGAAGATAGCAAAGGCGACATAATCTTTGCAGACGGACAATATAGAGACGGATATGCCTGTGCAGATTGTATGGCAAGACCTTGTGATAGATGTGAAGAAATGATTCCTTTAGACGAAGATATAAATGCTCAAGATGTTCTTGGACATCAAGCAGGTACTTTTAAAGACGGAGCATATTGTGTCCATTATGACTGTTTAACTAAAGAAGAAAAATATCTACTAGAGGAGCAAAACTAATGGCTAGACCAAAGAAAAAAACAGTTACCTTACCTGACGGAACGATAATCAAATATACGATTACGAGCAAAGGCATACAATTTATTATCCCGAAAGAACATCAAGATAGACCTTATCAACTTTATCTCGAAGCAGAATTATTAATTAATAAACAGGAGTCCGACAATGGGTAAAGAATTTAAAACAACATTAGAGACTCACGATTTACCTACACGTATAGAGGTTATTGACCAACCTTCTGGTATATACAATATAAATTATGAAACATTTAAAGAATACTTTGTAGAGGAAGGATTTGAAACCGAAGAAAAATGGGAGTTATACCTACAAGATTTTGTAGGTGTTGACCAAGATGTGATTGAGGAAATAGCAGAATTCTATGATGTTTATTGGGCTTATTGCGATCCTGACGGACACAGGAACAAGGGTAATGATTATTTTGTTATATATAAACAAAGGAGTCAGACAATGAAAACCTATAAAGTAAAAACATCTTGGATAGGCTATTCTGAATATACAGTAAAAGCTGACTCAAAAGAGGAAGCAGAAGAATTATGTATGTGTGGGAGTTCTGATACTGAGCGACATACTTTAAGCGGATTAGACTATGGAGGAGATGAAGAACAGGTTACAGAAACAAAAATAATAAAGGAGTCCGACAATGGCAAATAAATGGTATTTAGAATATGTTGAAACAAGAACAAAATTGGTTGCAGTAGACGAAGATAAATTATCAGAAGAACAATTAGAATTAGTTGCTAATGTACCTTTTAGTGCATCTGATGATGAATTTATAGAAATATTTACAACAATTGGAGAAACAACTTCTAATGATTTAGAAAAATTGGAACTTACAGATTATCCATACAAAATAAACAAGGAGTCCGACAATGAAAGATGATTTTAAACCAATACATTTTTATAACCATGATAGCGGAGAGAGTTTTCAAATAGTAAATAGAAAAGGATTAATAAATTGGATAAATGATTACGACCTTTTTCATAATGCTTTTGATAATTACGAGCAATTAAAAGAAAGATGTTTAAAGGAGTCCGACAATGAACGATAACATCAACCCGACCTATTACCGCAAAAAAATAGAAGTAACCGACTTTATAATGGAATACGAACTAGATTTTTGTTCGGGCAACGTAATCAAGTATCTTGTCCGACAAGGTAAAAAGAACCCGAATGGCTTAGAAGATCTAAATAAAGCTAAGTGGTATCTAACCCGACTAATCAAACAAATGGAGAATAACAATGGCTAATATAGAAGTTTACGAAGAAGATATATCTCAAGCTTACTTTGATGCTCAAGATTTAAAACGCACCTTAGAAGCTAATAAAATAGACAAATACAAGAGGGTGAATGGTGGTTCTGATAATGAAGAAACGACAGGAGACTTAATTGAAAACATATTGTTTCATATAGAAAATATGTATGAGCAAATACAGGAGAATAACAATGAATCTTAAAGAACTAGACAAAGTATGGCGAGAGAACTGCCCCGAAGAAGCTAATGGATTAGTAAGCAGACGTAAGAAGGGCAACAGGTGGAACAAGATAGTTGAATCCGCTAAAGCCAGGAATAAACTAAAGGATAAAAGCTAATGAGTGAATT